ACCAAGAGACGGATTCAACATATTCGCAACCGCAAATACTAAGGGTAAAGGTTCAGACGACGGACGCTTTATTGGAACTAACGTGCTCAACGAAGCATTCCTCGAAAGATTCCCAGTTACCTTCGAGCAATCCTACCCCTCTCCCTCAGTAGAGAACAAGATCTTAGAAAAGATTGCTGCGACTCTTGGTGTTAATGATGCTGATTTCTGTAAGAGATTAGTTGATTGGGGTGACATCATTCGTAAGACATTCTACGATGGTGGTATCGAAGAGATCATCAGCACAAGAAGATTAGTTCACATCATTCGTGCATACGCAATCTTCAACAATAAGCAAAAGGCAATTCAAGTTTGTATCAACAGATTTGATGATGAGACAAAGCAATCATTCCTTGAGTTGTATGACAAAGTAGATGCTGACTTTGAAATGGATAAGAAAGAAGACGCAATGTATGAAAACGATGAATCTATGGGTTAATTATAAAAAGATTCTGCACGAAACGCTTCCTCTCCATAACGGAGTAGGGAGCGTTTGGGCTACATGGGAATCTAAAAGTACATACTTAACCGCAAAAACGTATACAACTCCATATATAATTAAGTCACGAGAAGTGGAGATCTGGAATGAAAAATCTTGCATTTACAACAACATCATCTATCCTAAGACAGGCAGTAATCTTCCATGTTTTGGTATGGATCTTATGGGATTCTTTGACAAGAAGGTCATTATTGTCTTTGACTTCCAACATCCTGTAGAAAACTATTTGTTCTCTGTAGATGGTTTACCAAAACAAGAAGGAGATATTCGTTTCTTTGAACCTGGTAATCATTTTTCAGAAAACATTTATGTAGTTAAATGCACTATGGATGAGGTGGATGAACACCTTGAAATGTTTAAGAAATACTTGACAAAGTTTAAGGATATGGTAGAATTAAAGAAACCAACTGGAACAGATACCAGTTTATATAAGGACTTCGATGCATATATGACTAAACTTGATCCTGTCTCAGGTTATCTGAGTGGTAAGTTTGGAAAAGAAAAAGCAGAGAGTCTTGTAAACGATTTTCTATTTACATATGGTTAATGCGTGGAGTTTAGCAGCATCTATTTTAGATGGAACATTTGATGAGGATTATCCAATCATGAAGAAAAAAGAAGTTGATGAAAAAACAGGATTATGGAAAGAACCAGATCCAGTAGAACATTCAGATGCTTATTACGATTATAAACGTAATGATCCTGATGCAGAGAATCCTTTTACCGATCCTGTAGATCGAGCAAGGGCTGAGTTTGTAGTTGGTGGTGGAAATACTGCCTCTCATGAAAACTTTTATGGTTATGAACCTGATGGTTTAGATTATGAAATTGATTTAACTACAGCAGATATAGATGGTAGAAATCCTTATGCTCATTTTAATTATGAACCAAAGACAGCACATTATTACAAATATCATGAAGAAGAGATTCTAAAAGATATTGAAGAATATGTGTCAGGAACTTATCAAGGACACTACACAGGAAACTCACATGAGTTTCGTAAGGTTCAAACAATTGATTTGATGGCATCTAAGGATTTAGCAGCTGCCTTTTGCCAAGCAAATATAATTAAGTATGGAAGTAGGTATGGAAATAAAGACGGAAAGAATAAGAAAGACTTGATGAAAGTCATACATTATGCTATGCTATTATTACACTTTGATGGACATTATGGAGAACCATCTATGCCATCTGGAAACTTCGAACAAATGCCTTAATTATGCAAACATTTCAAACTCTTGAATCACTTGAATCTATGAAACTATCAGAAAAAACATTTAATTTATTAAAGAACTTTTCTTCAATAAATCAATCAATATTATTCAAAGAAGGTAAGTCTCTTCGCACGATGTCTGTGATGAAAAATATCCTTGCTGAAGTTGAAGTTGAAGAAGATTTTCCAAAAGATTTTGCAATTTATGATCTTGTTCAGTTTTTGAATAATGTATCTCTTTGTGCAAATCCAGAATTAGATTTTACAAACGAATCTTATGTTAAAATTGTAGACGGTAAGCATTTTGAAACTGAGTACTTTTTTGCAGACCCTAGTGTAATTGTAACACCTCCAGAAAAAACTTTAACTCTTCCAAGTGAAGACGTTTGTTTTATTTTAGATCATGATACTTTGATTCGTCTTCTTAAAATATCAGCAGTTAATCAGTGTTCTGATTTATCTGTTGTTGGTGAGAATGGAGTTGTTAAGATGGTTGTTCGTGATAAAAAGAATGATACATCAACTAAAACTGGTATGATTGTAGGAGAAACAGATAAAGAGTTTTCATTTAATTTTAAGGTAGAAAATATTAAGATATTTCCTGGTACTTATGAGGTTGTTATATCTAAAAAATTACTTGCTAGATTTGTAAATAAAGCAAATAATCTAACTTACTTTATTGCACTTGAACCTGATTCAACATTCGTAGAATGATCTTTGATAAAGTTAGCCTTGTCACAGGTGGATTTGATCCCATACATAGTGGTCACTTAAGATATTTTGAAAGAGCAAAAGATTTTTCTGACTATCTGATTGTAGGATTGAATGGAGATCCTTGGTTAAAAAGAAAGAAAGGTCAATACTTTCAGTGTTGGACAGAGAGAGCAGATATTATCCGTCATCTAGATATGGTAGATGCTGTGATATCATGGGATGATTCTGATGATACTGCTAGAGGTGCGATTAAAAAGTGTTTAGAAATATCTAAAAAAGTTGTATTCTGTAATGGTGGTGATAGAGCAAAAACAAACACACCTGAGGTTGATAAATATGGTGAGAATCCCAGAGTTAAATTTCAATTTGGGATTGGTGGTGATGATAAAATGAACAGCAGTTCATGGATTCTACACGGATACTTTGAAAGACAACGAAAACTATTAGGCATATGAATAACATTGGTTTGGAAGTTGTATTTTGGACTGTACTATCAGTCTATTTACTTGCAAAATTAGGAATCTTTAAAAAGAAATGAAGTACCTTCTTTACAACGAAAATTTTGAACATCAAGGTTCTTTCACATCAGTGCAAGAACTAAGAAATTTTCTTTGTGATAGAAAGTATGATATAAGTTGTGATGCAGATATGTCTTGTACATTTGACTACATCAAACATATTAAATGGCATTTTGAAATAGAAGAATGAAACCAACTGAAAATTACGAACAATTACTTAAAAGATTTAATAAAAGAATCACACAAGTTGATCCAGAGGATAAGGAAAGAATATCTTATCTCAAAGGATGCATAGATACTGTTGAGTATTTGATGACAGGCAAATTACCAAATGATGGAAATCACGATGGTATGAAACCACATAAACCAATGTTATGATTTTACCAGGTTCCACAGTTAAAGTGATTGATGAAAATTCAATATACAGAGGGTATGTTGGATGTGTTCAAAGAATACAAGGTAAAAAGGCAGCAGTTTTAATGGATAGTCATACTCCTTGGGATAAAATGATTACCTTTAGAATTTCTGAACTTAATGAAGTCACAGAAGGTTTTCAATATTATCCTAAAAAGAAAAAATGAAACTAACACAAGAAATTATTGATAAGATTCAAGAGGCAATGTTACATACCAAGAAGGATGGTACTGTCAACTGGAAAGATACTGATGAAATTGTAGTTCAATTAGCAGGGACATTTGCTGCTGACAGATTTATTGTCATTAAGAATAGAACAAAAGATCCAGTAGTATCTGCTGCACCTCATCCTGATTTCGATTACGAAAGAAAGGTCTTTACCAAAGATGGTAGAGAAGAATACATGAAAGAATATGCAACTCAAAGATTGCACAATGATATAAAAAAAGAAAATGAAAGAATTTGATTATGAACTTGATTACAAGACCATTGATTTTACAATTGAAGAAAATCGCAAACTTTATCGTATTGGAAGGGGAGAACAAGGAGTGTTACTGGTTCGCCCTTATACTAACGATATATGCTCTCATTGGAGATTCGTAAATGAAGATATTGCTCGCAAATCTGCTAATAAAATCTACTCCATGTTTTGTAACTATAAGAAGCAACAGGATTTCATTGGAATGGATATGGCAAGGAAGTTTCTTGAAATGGGATTTACTCGCTCCCGTAGGTATGCAAATCATCCTAGTGGAAAGAAGTACGCTAGCGATGGTTCCGTATCACCGCAGTCGCCAACCGCACTACACTGTGAAAAGTCCCGCTCTGCAACTGTTTTCAAAAAAGTAAGAGATAAGGCTGCGTATGATGAAACATATCAATCTATGAGAAAAGAGTGGAGGTCACAGGAATGACAGAGTTGATAGGAAAAGATGACCCTCGTTTCTTTGGACAGACCTGTAATAAACCATATGACAGACATCATTATAAGATGGTTTGCAAAAATAAATCTGTTGTGTTAAAATCATGGGATGAGGTACAAGAATACTGGTGGAATAATATTGCATTAAATCCAGATATGATTGTTGAAGTAATTGACAAACCAAAAACAACAAAGGGTTTTAAATAATGAGTGATTTTCTTTGGGTTGAAAAGTATCGACCTAAAACAATTGAAGAATGTATTTTGCCTGCAAATACAAAGAAAACATTTTCAAGTTTTCTAAAGAAGGGTGAAGTTCCAAACTTACTGCTCGCAGGCCCTGCTGGGTGTGGTAAGACTACTGTTGCAAAAGCTCTGTGTCATGAACTTGGTGCAGACTTTTATGTTATCAATGGATCTGATGAAGGTCGTTTTCTTGACACTGTAAGAAATCAGGCAAAAAACTTTGCATCAACTGTATCTTTGATGGGTGGTTCAAAACATAAAGTCATCATCATCGATGAGGCAGATAACACCACACATGATGTTCAACTTTTACTTCGTGCAAACATTGAAGAGTTCTATGGTAATTGTAGATTTATATTTACTTGCAATTATAAGAATAAAATAATTGAACCACTTCATTCAAGATGTGCAGTTATAGATTTCTCAATCAAAGGTAAAGAGAAACAAGAGATTGCAGTTGAGTTCTTCAAGAGACTTAATTTTATTCTTGATGAACAAAGAGTTGATTATGATAAGAAAGTAATTGTTGAACTCATCAACAAACATTTTCCTGATTGGAGAAGAGTGTTGAATGAGTGTCAAAGATACTCTGCAAGTGGTAAAATAGATACAGGTATTCTTGCAACATTCTCTGATGTATCAATCAATGACCTTACAAAGAATCTCAAAGAGAAAAACTTTCCCGCCGTTCGTAAATGGTGTGTTGATAATTTAGACAATGACCCTGCTATACTTCTACGTCGCATATACGACTCTCTATATGGTTCTCTCAAGAATGCCAGTATCCCTGCCGCAGTTCTTATCATTGCTCGATATCAATATCAGATTGCCTTCGTTGCAGATCAAGAAATTAATCTACTCGCTGCGCTCACGGAAATAATGTTGGAGTGTGAGTTCAAATGAAGGAAACTAAATGGACTGCACAAATAATGTTACAGTCAAATAGATTAACAAGAGTAGAGTTCTTTTCACCATCTAATTTAAGAGAAGATGCAGAAGCAACTGTCAAGGCATTATATGGTGTAACTGATGTTCGTCAGTTAAGGAGGTTGTGGTCATGAATTGTTGGCATTGTAACACAGAACTTATCTGGGGTGGAGACCATGACATTGACGATGTGGAAGATATGGAGTATGATATGATTACAAACCTTACTTGTCCTAAATGTGAATCTTATGTAGAAGTCTATCATAAGATTGAAATCTAATTATGATTTTTTTAGCATGTCCGCCAGTTTATACTTTGCCTGGCACTTGGAGTGATCCAGAGAAAATTGCAAAGTGTACTGACACACTTATACCACACTTTACATTCAATCCTGATTACACCTTTGGTATATCGATTGCAGTGATTACTGTTTTGTTGGCCGCATATGGCATATACAAAGGTTTCTTTGCAAATAAAAACTTAACAGACCCTTGGGATGACCACGATGACTAAATCTTATACAAAATTAAAACATCAAGTGAAATCAAGCAGATACTACATCTTTTGGGGTGTTGCGACTATTGCAGTTATGGCGGGTCAAATCTATGTTGGTAATGGATATCGTCAGATGTCTGAAAAAGTTGGAGATCTTACTGAAATAATTGAGATCAAAATAGAAATGGAATTGTTAGAGAAAAAGAGGAATCCATATGGTATCATGCCACTATGACGATTAAACAAATTGACGATGATAAAGCATCATGGGCAGCAGATCAATTTATTGATTACTTCCAGAACTTTACTAATCTTGAAGAGTATCTTCGTCATGTTAAAAAATCAGTCGTAACTAAATCAAGTATATTAGATGATCCGAAAGATGATTTCTTTAATCAAGATATTCATCCAAATGATATGGAGTTTGATATTCGTCTTGTTGGTGATAGATTCCAGAATGGAATACCACAAGATTATTATCGAAATCTTTTAAGTTCTGTATCATCTCATAATAATGAAGATAATATTCCCGGCCGTGAATTACGGTTGATGGTCTATGAAAAAAATACAAATAAGATAGTTGGATTTATACGTTTACAATCTCCTTTAATTAATTCTAAACCTAGAAATCAATGGTTAGGTAAAGCACCTGACTTAACAATATTCAATCGTCATGCTGTAATGGGATTTGCAATAGTTCCTTCACAACCATTTGGATATAATTATCTTGGTGGTAAACTTCTAGCACTGATATGTGTATCACATTTTATTCGAGAAAAACTAAACAATATATTTGAAAAAGATATTGCATTATTTGAAACAACCTCTCTCTATGGATCAAGTAGTTCTGCATCACAGTATGATGGACTCAAACCTTTTATGAGATTTAAAGGTTTGACAGACAGTAAATTTATTCCTGTTCTATACAAAGAGGCATTTCATAATCTACATGATAAATTTACAGAGTGGAATAATAACGAACCACTTACTGAAAATCGTGCATCATCTAAGAAATTAAAAAGGCAAAGAAGAATGATATCAATTATCAAA